ATCAAGCTTGAAATAAACTGATCATCACCGGCAGACGGGAAGTCACCGTAGACCTCAACCGCAGCTTGTGATGAATCGGCGCCGTATTCGTCGATGATCTGTTGGTACACCGCCTTGTCCGTACCCTCGACCGTGCGCGCATCCACGATCTTGGTGTTCCAAAAGTCACGCTTGGAGTTGTGGCATTCGTAAAAGTAACCGGTGTTGCGGCGCGGGTTAGAAAACGCCAACCAAAAGCGGTTAGGCGTGTTCTCTGTAAAGAAGCCCGCAGTCACCGCCCAAATGGCGTCGTCAATACCGGAGGCTTCGTCAAAGATCACCATCACACCGTCGTAATTGTGAACGCCAGCATAAGCGTCAGGGTTCTCGCTTGACCACAGTCTGCCCTCGACCGACCAATAGCGTGTGCCTTTCTTTAGATCACGCTCAACCAACTCAGTAATCCACTTGGCGGGCATGAGCCGTGTGGCGCTGACCTCAAACCAATGGCTGTTAAGTGACATGGCCAACCACTTGGTAATCTCTGCCCAGGTGACTGAGCGGAGTTGGCTTTCGCTGTTGGCTGAAATGATGGTCGTAGAACCAATGCGTGTGGACAACATCCACAAGGTGAGCCAACTGACCAACGCTGACTTGCCAATCCCGCGCCCTGATGACGTCGCCATCCTGAACGTATCAAAGTCAACCTTGCCGTTGTTCTGCTTAATGTGGGCGGTCAGGTCAGACAACACTTCGCGCTGCCAACGGCGTGGGCCTGAGAAGTGTTCTAGCGGTGTGCCTTTCTGACCCCAAGGAAACGCGTAGAGTACAAACGCTAGTGGGTCATCCTTGATCTTGGGCGACCAAAGCGCCGACATTAGACGCATCTCTTCGGCGGCGCTGTATTGTGTCGTCTGCATCCGTGGGTTCCATATCTATAGTAAGACCGTGTTGTACGCGAGAGTCCGCTTGCTCAAGCGCGGTGATGATGCTGATCTGTTGCGTCACGTCCACTTGCACTTGCTGCTTGGCAACCCAATCATGTTTGTGTTTTAAGAACTCTAGCGCCATCTTGGCGTCGCCACCCACCGCTGCGTCGTACACAACTTGCGACATGGTCGCTTCCGCTTCGGCTCGACCCTGCATGACCGCCAATTCGACAACTGGGTCTAATTGGCAGAGTTTACGAAACTCCTCAGGCATCATGCCAGCTTTGAGCGCAAGTGCGTCATTAGACAAGCCTAATTTCGCCGCGTCGTAGACGCGCTGCAATCGCGACTCGGTGGCGCGGACTTCGCGGGGTGTGAAGTGTAGAGATAGCATTTTGCGATTGTAGGTCATGTGGGCAATTTATTATATAAAAAAAATTGACGCCCTTATTGCAAACATTTTTATAAAAAAAATTTTGTTGGCATAACCTCCGTTAGCTAGGGCTCCTCGCAGGGCCCTACCCCCCCCTACCCACCAAGATTTTTGCCCGAAGCCGAGAGCCTGGTAGCCGAGTTGTTGGACAACCTACAAGCTCACTAAGTCTTAGCCACACTCACTAAGTCTTAGGTTGTTGGACAACCAACAAGCTCACTAAGTCTTAGTACAAATACTCACTAAGTCTTAGCCACTCACTAAGTCTTAGGGCTTACAGGCTCACTAAGTCTTAGCCACCAATACTCACTAAGTCTTAGCTTCCTAAATATAATTTAGCCGAAAAGCCAGCACATCAGGACTATTTTGTAGGTCATTTTGTAGTCATTATGTAGGTCATCAAAAAGAGCCAAATGACCTACACTATTTCCCTGTTAAATCATACGCTTATCTAACTTGTAGGCAATGTCGGTCATTTTTTAACGTGGGGTTCCCCGTTACTGTAGTAGCGTGTGCGTCAACGCTCCGACAATTTTATGCTCTAAAGTAATACTTAATATTATCTATCTTTTAAATATATATCTAATAAATGACTATCTTATACTACAAGTTATCTAAGCCCTTGATTTATATAGCCTTTTATGTAGGCAATTTACCCTTATTTCATGACCTACAAAATAGCCGACATGACCTACAATTTATCTCACATATTGGACTATTATTGCTAAATATTTATGTACAAAGCTATAAAATCCTGTACACTAGAGGCTCTTACTTAAACAATTTAAAAGGACTACACCATGATTATGCTTTGTTGGACTACCAAAGTAGACGGCCTTACAGTCGACCATTACACGACGTTTGAGTCATTGATCGACGCCACAAGCGCGTATAAAACTGTGCGCGCCGAGCCTACTACTTACAGCGCTACGCTGTGCAAACCCTTTGCGTCGACCGAGCCACACTACGCCGACGGTTACCCTACGCTTACCTTTATGACTACTGACGGCTATAAATTTTATTTGCTTGAAGACGGCACATTGTCTGACTCACTTATTGAGGAAGAGCGCGACATGACGTTTGATTCAATTGAAGACTTTTTAAACGCGACTCAGGATTAATCATCATGACCATAATTAAGACAGTAGACGATCACCTAAACTTGTTTTTCCGCGCCAAGGGCGCCAAAGTTAACACTAAGAATGGTTGGCGCAAGCAACAGACTGACGCGTACATCATTCAATGGCAAGGCTCATCAGACTACGACAGCGGGTATCACGAAACCATATTTATGACGCTCGAGGGCGCCACCGAAGCATTAAACGCAAAGGCTCACAATGAATAAGATCATCGCTTTTTGGATAGGCTTTGCCATTGTGGCCTTTATCTACATTGACATGGCGTTGGATATTTTGGCTAATTAAACGCTGTCGACTGGCTATTTTTTTTAGTATTCACACACTAAGGTAAACAAAATGACTCATACATTAAAACCGATCCCTCAAGCACTATTTGTACACTTAACTTTAAAATCCTCAAACGTAAAAACAGGCGCGATTCCTGTATCGACTACCGGGCGCGCATCATGTCCGACGTCTTGCCCGTTTCAAGCGGCCGGATGCTACGCCGATAACTACGGGCTAAATTTTTTATGGAATCGCGTAACCAATGGCACAGCGGGCACAGATTGGGCGACATTCTGTAACACGATTACGACGTTACCCGATGGCCAATTATGGCGCCACAATCAAGCGGGCGATTTACCACAAGACGGCCACGGCCGCATTGACGGCCATTTGATGGGCTACCTAGTCGCGGCCAATATTGGCAAGCGTGGGTTCACCTACACGCATCACGCGCCCGAATTGGGCGACAACGCCAAGTACATCAAAGGCGCCAACGATTGGGGGTTTACTGTCAATCTAAGCGCCAACACGCCCGCGCACGCCGACACGTTGGCCGCGCTCGAGATTGCACCCGTAGTGGTGGTTTTACCATCTATTCAAACCACTAACACGACGACGCCCCAAGGGCGCCCGATTGTCATTTGTCCGGCCACCACACGCGACGACGTCACTTGTGAGTCATGCCAATTATGCGCGCGCGTTGATCGTAAGGTAATTGTGGGTTTTCCCGCGCATGGCTCAGGTACTAAGAAGGCCGAGCAAGCCATTATTTTTTGGAGCAAAAAATGACCAATTTAGAAATTATAGAAATGGCCGCGCTTCGTTTAGGTTGCGAGCGCGCGCTTGAGTTATTAGAAAACCCCGACGCGTCGAATTTTGACGCGGATAAGGTTATTGCTTTTTTAACTATTGTATTGGATAAATCAAAATGAAATATAAAAATGGCCAGTCTGTCGACGTGGGCGACGTCGTACACGTCAAAAATCGCGCGTATACCGTCTACAGCGTAAGCGATTACGTCACCCTGCGAAGTATGTGTGAGCGCGGGTACTTTCGTTCAGTCTTCCCGTGTGATATCGGCGCGTACATTCCACGCCTTAACCCCGTTTTTGCTGAGTTGATGCCGCTATGACCATCTCACTTATCGCCGCCTCTATCGTGGTGCTAATGATCTTGGTCTTTGACCTGTAGCACCACGCAACCCCTACAGCCCGCTTACGCGGGTTTTTTTACGCTCTTTAAGTGTGTGACCGCCGCCATAGGCGTGTCTGCGCGTACAACAATACCCTCGGCCATCGCGCGCAAATCGCTTTTGCTACGCCCAACCATATCTGCCGCGCAATAGATCTGTTTTTTAGTTGGGTTATCTCGTGAAGACACACGTCCCATGTCTACCCATTGGCATTCTTGCAATGCGTGTAAGAGCGCTGTTTGCGACACTTTGTACATACCGGGCGCGTTAACAGATAGCGTGTCACAGATCGCGTGAAAGGGCGACGCTATAACGCCGCTTGCAAACAAGCCTTTGCGCTCGCGTATCGTGTCAACTAAAAACGATTCATTAGCGCTCATACCTTGCTCGACCAAGGTCAGTTTAAATTCGGTCATTGGGGGCGCCGCACCAGGGTTAAACGCGCTCACGTCACGCGCGGCCAACCACGCCGCACAGGCGCTCACACCGCCATTGTCAAACCATCGCCACATGGCCGCGCCCGCTTCAGAAGTCATGCGCGGCGCGGTCGATTTAATCGCAAACCATCGACGGTCTTGTGAATCTAAAGTGATAGGTACAGGGTCATTAGAAAATGCCAGCACCAGCAATCTGTTGGCCATGTCGTACGGGTGCAACCCTTTCCTGTTGATCGACAGGTACTCAGGGGGCGCCGCAATCACAGGTTTAAGACGATTGGCCAACGCGCGGCGATCCTTGGCGTCGGGCTCACGTAACTCGTTCAAAATTAGGATCTCGCTCTCAAGTGCGTAATTGAACTGCGACGACATGGTATCGGAATCCAGCAACCCTCGGTTAGTCGCGTTATCGCCACAGACACCCCATATGAACGGGTGGTACATCGTATCTTTGCCGGATCCTTGGACGCCCGTATGTAGGATTGCGTGGTTGATCTTGCGCTGGGGGTGTTGCAATTTAAACGCCATCACGTCAAAGATGTGATTAAGCGATTCAGGATCCGGCACCAAACGCTTGCAATGCTCGAGCCACGGGGTTACGTCGCCCTTCATGGCCACAGGTCGGGCGTCCCTCCATCTATTGCCGTACACGTCACCACCACGCGACACCAGTACGGTTTCACCCGCCGCGTAGGTAATGCCGACCAACGCGGGGGCGCCACACTTTTGGCGTAACTCATCAAAGCAGACGGACGCCTCAATATGGCGCCCTGTACGCGCAGACTTGCACACAATGTGCCTGTAAAGCGCGTTAAACGTGCCACGGCTGATCTCGCGGCGGTCTTGCATATCAAAATACGAATCATCGCTTTGAATATACGCAAAGCGGCCAAACCATTCTTCTTTCTCGACCCTGCCCAACTCGCGCTGTTCGATCTCGCGCTGGCGGCGTTTGACATCATCGGGGTATGCTTGGGTAGGTGCAATTACGGCGTAGGTTTTAGCCATGACAGACGCTAACAATTCATCGCGCAACCCTGGTGCTGCGCTCGGGCCACCCTGCCCTTCGACCCACTCTAAGAATATGTGGCTATCAAGTTGCAAGCAATGCGAATGCAAACAACAGTACGCGCGCATAGAAGGGTTGTAACGCCCCTGCGGGTTACCGTCGGTATGTTCATGCGCGTTAGGGCAAACCACGCCCGCCCAGCCCTCGGAGTTCGGGCGACTGATGACAAGGTTGTTTTCGGCAAGCCACGCAAAAATCGTATCGGTGCCGTCGTCCTCGACATGAATCGGTTTGTAGACGGACTCGGGCGCACCCGCCACGACCCCGAACGCCTCCATGATCTGCGGCAAACTAAACTCACGATCGGGGTGAAACTCGGTTAGGATCGCGGCGAATTTGTTGCGCTCGGGCTTGAGGTTGACGCTGCCAGGTATCCTAAAATTCCGCACCGCGTTGGTGGCACCCTTGTCGGTGAACCCCGCCTCGGCTATGGCCTTAATCGCTGCGCTAAATACCTGATGCGTGGGTTGATCGTCTAAGCTAAACGTGTAACCCCATTGATAGTTTGCGGGGGAGGTTTCGATCTTCCAAGTAGGCTCAAGCGGGGGCGCTTTCGATTTGGTGCCTACGTCATCTAAGACTAAAAACGCGACGTGTGTGCAATTGTGAATCGACGCGCTCGGGCGCTTACCTAACCGATCGATATGAAAAGACGCGGTGTTGCAGTACCACGCCCCGCCCTCTTTGTACTCGCTTGGGTAAAAGGCTGGCCAAGTGGCTTTGATTGTGCCATCGGCGTGTTGTTCAGAACCAACAGGCTTTTGCTTGACTAACAGGCAAGTTTCACCCTCGGGGGCGACTTTTGAAATATAATCGACGAAGTCCAATGCAATACTCCTTAGTTGTTTAAGCCACCCTCGCCGGTGGCTTTTTTTTATTTACCGTAACGCGCCATTGTGCTGATCTCGGCGTTTAACGGTAAACCTTGCGCCCACGGCGGGGGCGTACACATTGCTTTTCTTAGTTGTTCGGTGACGGTTTCGGGCTGATCGGTTTCAATAACAATTTCGTCGTGGACGTGGAGTACAACTCCAAGAGGTTCAACGGCGCGGAGAGCGTAACGTAATACGTCGTTCGCTGCGGCTTGGGTGATGTTCTCACAGGCCAAACCACGCCATAATCGGGCGCGCGGCCATTCGCGGGCGTCAACGGCTGGCTTCCATGCGGCTTTGGCGTAGCTGATTCCATCTTCTTCAAGTTTGGCGTAGGGGTAGCAAAGGATACGACCCGAAGGTAAAGCGTACCACAGGTGGGCGCCGTCAAACAGGTAGGTTACCCTACCCGCCACGATTTCGCGCCCCTTGTTACGCATGGCGATCATGTAACCGGTTTCCAACTCTTGCCAATACCTGACGGCCCATTGGTTTGCGCGGCGCCAAGCGTCCACCGTGCGCTGCGCGTCTGACTCGGTCATGGTCAACCCGTACGCTCGGCCCATTGCAGAGAACGCGCCAATGCCACCACCGAACCCGCAGGCGAGAATTGCAACCTTACCGATCTGTCTTTGGTCGGGGGTGACCTCCGACTCAGGTATCTTGTACATGGCAGCCGCTTCCCGTATGTAGATGTCACGCCCTGACCTGAACACGTCTAGCACGTCATCGCCCCGCCCTGACAACCACGGGGTCATCCGCGCCTCGATCTGAGCCCAATCGGCAACCACCAAGGACTTACCTTTAGCCGGTACGATTGCGGGTCTGAGCATCCCTTTTAGAACGTCTGTGACCCTCTTACCAAACTGGGGAACGATGGGGTGTCCTTGAACCATGCTTGCTCTAACAGACTCGGGGTCTTTCGCACACTTACGGGTGAAATTATGGACTTGCGCGCCATAGCTTGAAGCTCTACCAGTTGCACTCCCGCCTGCAAAAACAAAGGCACCTCGTACTCTTGAGTCTTCGACATCTGCCAAGTCTTTAAGGCGGCTGAACTTCGCAACCGACGACGCCCAGAGATCATCGGCACATTGGATAACCTCGGCAACG